ATGGTACAGACACTTTAAGTACTACATCAAATCAAACTACTACAATTTTAGTTTATGGTTCTGAGTTTTCAAAAGGAGTTACATATACTAACGAAGCTGGTACAGGCGCTTCTGATTCAAGAAAAGCTATTGAGCCAAGGTTTAAATCTTTTACTAATAAGCCTATTATTATGAAAGATTACTACGAAGTTTCTGGTTCTGATGCTTCTAGAATTGGTTGGGTAGAAGTTTCTGCTGAAAATGGACAATCAGGTTACTTATGGTATTTAAAAGCTGAAGCTGATACAAGATCTCGTTTTGCTGATTACATTGAAATGGCAATGCTAGAGTCTGAGTTATCAGCTGCTGATGGTTCTAATACTTTGCTTGACGCTAATACAACTATTTTAAGCCACACTGGTGCTTACGGTACTGAAGGTTTATTTGCTGCTATTGAGTCAAGAGGTAATGTAACTACTGGCGTTACTGGTGTTAACGCTGCTACTGATTTAGCTGAGTTTGATGCAATACTTGCTG